ACAATTCTGGACGATCCAGATGCTGACTGCATCTGGGCTATCCGTCAGATTTGTAATCTGACTGGAAAGCTTGAGAGGCCGTGTACTCCCGAAAGGGAGCGTGCGGCTCGTTCTCAGTTCATCCAGACTGATGAGGAACTTGAAGACCACTTCCTCAAGGGTCTTGACCCTGAGTTGTGGGCGTCCTTCAATAGATGGACGCGCTTCTTGTTCTCGGATTTGTTTGATCAGCTCGAGACGAAAGTCGCGAACTATGATCTCATTCCGAAGCACGGGCCCGGTGCCGTCGCTGACAAGTTAACTCACTTGGAGCGATGGGATTTTGGGTATTGGACGGAGCGTCTCGCGGAGGTTTTCCCTCCCGAAATCTACGCCCAGAACGCTATTACAGCGTCCAACCGTGCTCTCACGACCCCCTCGGCCGAACTACCTGTTAGGGTAGTTTCGGTGCCGAAAACGCAGAAAACTCCTCGTATCATTGCAATTGAACCTTCAACTGTGCAGTATGCACAGCAGGGGCTCAAGCGCGAGATATACAAAGGAGTCGAGGATTCCCACTTCTTGAGTGGTATCCTCGGGTTTACGGACCAAAGTCGCAATCAACAGCTAGCTCGTGAGAGCTCGCTGCGTGGCGATCTCGCCACGCTCGATTTGAGCGAGGCTTCGGACCGTGTGCATGTGGAAGTAGCTGAGGAGCTCTTCCACTATCACCCGCACCTGCGTGACTTCGTTATGGCAACGAGGTCGTCTCGAGCGAACGTGGATGGTGAGATTCTTAATCTCGCCAAGTTCGCTTCGATGGGGTCGGCCCTTACATTCCCAATTGAGGGGATGATCTTCACGATCATCGCCGCTATGGGTGTGTGGGGCTCAGATGTTCCTGCGCGCCATGCTATGCATGGTAAGCTGAGCGTCTACGGGGACGACATTATTGTCCCCGTTCATTCGGTCGACCGCGTGATTCACCTACTCGAAGCCTTCGGCTTCAAGGTGAATAGCAACAAGAGTTTCTGGACTGGTAAGTTCAGAGAGTCTTGTGGAGCCGATTTCTACAATGGACACGATGTGTCCGTAGTTCGTCTCCGTGCGGAGGTTCCGACCTCACGTGGTGATGCAGCTCTCATCAATCGCTTCGTTGACTTCCGAAACCGGTGTTTTCACGCCGGTCTTTGGAGGACAGTGAAGGCAGCAGACGAGTACATCGACAAGATAATACGGATCCCTTCAAGGAACCGTATCTCGCTTGCTGAGTCTGACGCCATAGCTAAGGACACCTTTCTCCGTACCAAGTGGAGAGGTCAGTGGAATGCTGATCTTCAAACTTGGGAGGAGCGGTTTCCCCGCGCTGTTGGTGTCACCACCACCTATAAGGTGGATGGTGAATCAGGCCTATTGAAGTGGTTCCAAGAGAACCATGACCGTAACGATCGGTACCAGACCGATCGTTATGAGAGCCAAGAACGTGCCCATACGTTCCACATCAAATGGGTAAGGCTAGAAATCCCGGCCTAGGGATTCTAGGAGTGGACTTTCCACTCTGCGGGCC